CGTACATTATCCTGTGGAGCGTTAGGCAAGAAAGCACTTAACCCTACTTCGTCTAACTTATCAATTAACCATTTAGTTAAATTAAACAACGCTTTGATTCCTGGTTGCGTCTGCGGACTAAAGAACGGATTCTGTATCAATAACTGATACGTTCCTATCGCCTTGTTAATCTCTAAGCTCTTATTAACATTAAGTATATTACCCACCATCTCGAAATCAGGAAGTGAATTAAGTGAAAAATCGTCAAGAGTAATATTATTAAACCTAAATATATTATCTTGGTCTCCCGTTATTCTCATAAACTTGTTGGGTGGCATATTGTCTTGATATAACAAAAACCACCTCTTCAGTATATCCTTAATAGTCTTATTCTTACGCTTGATGATAGCGTTCATCCTTACATTACCCTGCTGAACTACTATCTCCGTTTTCTTAGCCGGAGCATCTGGGTCAGTTCTTGAATCTATCCCCGCCTGAAAATCTGATATCCCAAACAATAACTGCGCCCATGTATTGATTATCTGTAACATCGTCTGTAGCGAAGCGTTAGGTGCCGGCCATTGGAATAGCTTGACTCCACTCGCATTAGAAGTAGGATACATAAATCCGTTCTGTAGCTTTATCTTCTCATCTCGCATATTACCTACCGGCTCAAAGAAACCTATCGGATTGTTAGAGTTTACTGTTGCTAACACGAACTGATTATATAACGCATCGTAGCCCGTTTGTAAACTCTTCATAAACTCTACTATACCTAACGCCGCTCTACGCCCTTCATCATCAGGCATGAAATAATCCATCCCTATTGGTCTCTGCTTCATTGGGAACTTGTTACGTCTTAACTGACACAATACATTAGACTCTATGTTTACTATAGCTATAAACTCATCTTCTAATTCTTCCATCTTAATCGTCTCTTGGTCGTCTGCGTCTGTCTTTATCATTCTGATACGAAGCCTACCGAAGAACGTTACAAACTGTTTCTCCCACTTACCCGCTGGTATCGTATCGCCATCAAAGTCGAACATCTTTGTATCACTTGTCTGTTCGCTTCCCCAATCTTTAATCTCTTGAATAGTTCCAGGGTACATCTTGCCCGCTAACTGGTCTCTTAGATACTCGTCATACGTTAACCTGGTTCTCATCATCTCCCACTCTGGAGTCTTGCCCATTACTGCGTTCTTAGGCTGGTAATAGTCTTTCCTTGAGAACGGAACTAACTTAGGACCGTTATATATTAAAACCTCTTCCTCAACTTCTTGAAAGATTGGTTCTTTTGTCTCGATATCGTACATCGGTTGGCTAGGGTCTGAGGGATTAGGAATTATCTTACGTTTAATCTGTGTACCATACTCTTTTACCCAATGCATTAAATACGGGGCTTCTCCGTTCTTTGTGGAGTTATGAAAAAGCCTGTCAATGTTTTCAAACATCTCTAGCTCTTCTCTCGCACTCCAATTCATAAATGTTGTGAGTTTATCGACCTTATCTATATCACCTTCTTCGGTTGGCAACACTCTCCCTAAATCTTTAGGTGTGAAGAATACATTCATATAATTACTATGAACGACTTCAACCGATACCGTAGATAAAGGTGAACGATAATTAGGTAACTCTCCATCGCTTCCTTTAACCTCCGCACGTTGCATCCTGAACACTTCGTCGTTCTCATCCATCTTATCGCAGATATCGTTATGCTTAGTCTTAACATCGTTGAACCTATCAACTATATACTGTGCGATTCTTTCCCGTTCTAAGATGCTTAGATTCTCAACTAAGAAACCTTCGTTACGTTTCTTGAGTTCTTTAAGATACTGCTTTTCATTATCTACTTCAATTTCTTTAATTATATCTTTATCGGGTGTGCGGTTGTTGGGACTGTCTTTAAACTCTGCCACGTTTATCTCCTTCTTATATTCTTCATTACATTGTCTGGAATAACTATAGCGGGTTGACTCTCCATTTCTTTTTCTAGCTTCCTTAACGCCAATTCTTCTTGCCACTTAGATAGCGCTTCAATAAACGCATGGGAGATTAACGCCGCATTGAACGCTCCAAACGTTACAGCCATCTTGCCATCTACTAAGCTGACTTTAAGTAAAATCTTTTCTTGCTTTAGTTTTCCGTTATCACTCATCGACAACTCCTATAATATCACTCGTTGATACTAATGTTAAATTCCCGCCACCTTGATTATCATGAAACGTAACACCTACATACTGGCTTATCATTACCCTGTCTCCAGGCTGTACCGACTTACGCTTTAAATACTCATTGAAGTTTATTACGGCTTTTAACGCTTCTGCATTACCCTCTTTAGCTTCTTTCGTAAGCGACGCAACGATACTCTCAGAGTTGTCTATCAAATGCTTATCACAGAACGAATGGTCCGATACATATATTACATCTGCTAAATCTGTCTGCCTCTCTGCTGTTGTTTCTACTGCGATTATTAATCCTTCTTTACCGAGCTTATCACCCACTATCCTGCGTTTTACTAATATCCTGTCACCAAACGGTATTATCTTACTCATGTTTTACCTTTCTTTAAGGTTTCGTCTCGCTCTTAATCTTAAATATGTCTATAAACTGATAATCTTCTAGTCCAAAGCGTAATCTGTCTAGCTTTCTCTACACTTTGTTCGACAACGCTTCGCTCTTAATCTTAAATATAATAGCTTCTTACAATCTGGTCTCGGTACTTCATCTTCAAATATTCTGGGTCGTTCGTCTCTCAAGTTATATCCTTTAACTCCATGTGCCTTAATCCACTCAAGGCTTACTACATCACCGATGTGTTTCAACGGTAGCTGTAGCCCCTCATGTCCCCGAACTTACTCATCCATATTGCGTACTCACTCATCATACAGCTATCAGCCGAATCAGGACTTGCTATCTGTCTTGCGTGTAAATCTTCTTTTGTCTCGATTCGTATTCTTCCCAATGGGTCACACGGCTTATAGTTTATACAACATAACTGATTTTTAAGTATATCATACTCTTTCTGCGGTAAGTTCTTGAAACTGATTAATCCCTTCTCAAGCTTCTTTGCGAGTATACAATAAAACTGTGTTCTTAGATTCTTGAACTTCTTATCTTCTAACGCTTTATATCCATGCCCACCGTGAAACGCTAAGAACGGGATATGTTTACGCTGCATATACTCATCTAATCCCTCACCCATACCATCCGAATCAAATATTATCGTATCGACTTTCTTCGTTCCGTAGTCTCTTGCTAACTTATCACCTGCCGCTAAAATACCTATATCCCTAATTGCTTGACATCTAAAGAATGTATTACCTGTACGCTCTGTGAATACTGTACTGTTCTTTCCATGCTTACTTGCTACGTCACACGCTTCAACTCTATGTGCGAACTCATCATGCTCTGGTTCCTTCAAACGTGCAGCCTCAACCCACTCACGCTTGATTACAGCGTCCTCAGAACTCTGTGGGAACTCTCCTAATATTCTAGCTTGATACTCTGGGCTCTTCTCGCCCCATTCGTCTTTACGTTCTTCTATCCACTCTCTCGTAATTAATCCAGGAATCTTACCGTGCTTCTCTTGCCACTCTACACACTCGTTACCATCTATCTGTATACAATTCCATTGGTCGTTCTGAAAACAATTAAAGAAGTCTCCAACCGGGTCTAATGGATTTCCTATCGCTAACACTCTAAACGGTAATAAACCTTCAATCGCTCGCCATATTATTGAATCTATTCCAAGAGCCTCATCCATTATTACTAACAAATGCGGAGACTTAAAACCTTGCATCCGATTCTCTTCGTTCGTGCTTATTCCTATCATCTGCCAAGGATGTCCGTCTGTTATTCCCATGTCTAACTCTGTTGATGTTAAATGCCCGTTGAATGGTATTCTAGACTTATGATATAACGAATGTATCTCTTTCCACAAGATTTCTTCAACCTGTGTAAACGTTGGCGCAGTTGTTATCACCCTGCTCGGTCTAAACCTTAATAAGAACAGTAATGCTATCTC